CAATCTTCTGTTATTGGAAGCGCCCTATAGAATTAGACGGAATAGAAGCCAACAACAATTGGATTTCTATACATTCAGAAGAGGATTTGCCTAAAGAAGATTGTGAATGTTTTCTTTATTTTAAAGATGGTAGTTGTTACACGGATAGATTTCTGTGTCAATACGGACAGTTTACAAAACATCATTGGATGCACATAACTCATTATCAAAAAATTAATCTACCTTCAAAACCTATTTACTAATGGAAAAACTTACACTTAAAGAAATAGCTGGTTACTTGCCTTATAATTTGAAAATATTATGTGATTCGAAAAATTATATATCAACAATGATTGGGTTACATTCAAACGGAATAGATGATGATTTTGGCAACAATTGGGATTTAGAAGTAAAACCAATACTTTACCCTTTAGAAATGCTAACCAAAACAATAGTTCATAATGGAGTTGAGATAATTCCGATTGTTGAAATTGCAAAAATTAGCAATTCAGTAAATGAAATATTAAGAATTGGAGATAAAAAAGTTATATGTGGATTTGATTTTATTGATGGATCTGGAGAAAAAATGAGATTCTGTTATCACAAAATAACCAACCACTTTCAATTGACTTATGTAGATGAAGATTTTCGTAATGATTGTGTATTAAACCAACTTCAAATGTTTGAAAGGCTACACGAATTTCATATGGATATTCATAATTTGATTGGCAGAGGATTAGCCGTATCAAAAGCAATAGACAAATCAACACTAAACAGTAAATAAGATGGAAAATACGATTGAAAATAAAAAAAAATTCTTTGCTCAATATTTTGATGTGCCTTGCATTGAGAATCAAGATTGGATATGGAGAAATAATAGTAGGTTAAGCGAATTGCCTTATGGTTCTGATTTAACCAATGCTTATATGTTTCTAAAGCCTATTTCAGAAACTAGTAAAGAAGATTTAATATTTATTTCTAAAATAAACGGATATGAGAATGACCAATTATATTACGGTAAAAAAATAATTTCAGGTTATGCTAATTTATTGATAGAAACAAATATAGGATATATGCATACTGTTGATTTTTTACGTTCAAAAGGATATGCTTTGCCTTGGATGGGGCTGAGCGTCGACAAACAATTTGAATATGGATGGATAAAATTAAACAGTAAAACAAATTAAACATTGGGATTATGGAAAAACCAGAAGACTTTGTGAAAAACTTAATAAAGGAATTTCAGTCGATTGAAACTAACTTTTCTTCAGATGGCGGATATACGTTTTATAGTATTGATGAAGAAGCTTATATATGCGCCGAAATAACTTTAAATAAAATAATTAAATTTAATTCAAATAAATATTTTGAAATATGTTTAGAATTCCTAAAAAATAATTACAATGTATGATTTAAAAAGATTTTTTGAAGAACTTTCTGAATTACTAAAAAAAATGATTGAAGATGAAAAACTTAATAGACCTTAGAACTTATGTGCTGGAGCAAAAAACACCGCATAAGCTAGATAAAATTGAAGCTTTTGACAATATAAAAAACTACGCCAAATTCCTTTCAATGCCTTTGGAACTTAAAATGTTCTTGCCGGTTGATGATGAAGGCAACTTTTTGGAAGAACCTGTAGAAAATGATTTTAAAGATTCTACAGGATTTATAAGTAACGTTTTTTTTATAGAAATGACAGAATATAAAAAAGCATTATCAGAAGTGATATTTGAGGGTTTTGAGGTAAAATCAAAAACTGCGTTCAACAACGGTTATGAATTTGTAGTAGACAAAAACGAAATATTTTATCCATATTGGAAAAATCCAGTATTAGGTTGGGAATTATCAAAAGGTTTGCGGAACATCGAAGACCTAATAAAATTCAACCTAACACTAACAGACAACGCAATAGCCAAACATAAATTATGAAAAAAAATATAAAAGGATGGGAAAAAAGTCAATTGGAATGGTGCCAATATTTCAATACTGGCGATGAAATCGATGAAGAAACATTTTTGTACATTGGAGAAACAGTTTCTTGTGAGTATTCAGATGAAATATTTATTCAATGCGGAGAATGTTCCTTTACAAAAGAAAACCAAGACAATGCAATAATATACTATCATTCAACAGCTATGTCAGTTGGTAAAAAATATTATTACTTAGGCGATATGCCTTCTTTAAATAATGAATAAAATATGCAGATTAGCAAAACATAAATTTTGATTTGTCGGTTTAATTTAATAATTTTGGAGGTATGGGAGCAGGAAGACCAAGCGAATATAATTTAGAATTATGCAAAAAAATATGCGATGATGTCGCAAATGGATTTAGCATAAAAACAGTTCTATCTTCAGAAGATAAATATCCTACTTTCCAGACTTGGTGCAATTGGAAAAGAGCTCATAGAGAATTGTTTGACCTGTATGTAAACGCTTTGCAAGATAAAGCCGAGCATTATGTTGAGGAAATGGATCAAGTTTATTCAATGTTAAAGAGTGGAGAAATAGAACCATCAGTTGCCAATGTGCTGCTTCAGCAAAACAAATGGTATACGGCAAAGTTTTACCCTAAAATGTTTGGGGATAAAGTACAGCAAGAAATAAGCGGAGAACTCAAGACCACTCCAACTGAAATAAAAGTAACAATCAGAAAACCCGACGAGGAAGAAGATTAAATGGAATTCGAGGCAACTATTGTTTATGAAAAGAACTGGAACGGTATTCACGAGCTTAATGAAAAAGGAGAACGTAAATACCGTTACATAATTAATATAGGCAGTTCAAGGAGTTCCAAAACAGTTTCGCTAATTGACGTTTACGATACCTACGCAAGAAGCGAAATGAACAAGCGTATGACCGTTTGGCGTGACACCAAGACTGATTGCAAGAAAACAGTTCTTAACGATACCCTTAAAAGGTTAAAGAAAACAAACCGCTACAAGGTAGGACAAAACTTCAACAAAACCGAAAGCATTTTTACGTACGACACCGATTCAACTTTCGAGATTCACGGAACGGATGACGAAGAAACGGTACACGGTTTAACACAGGACGTGGCTTGGTTTAATGAGCCTTACAAGATTTCTAAAGATACATTTGACCAAATTGACCAAAGGACTTCTGATTTCGTTCTATTGGATTTGAACCCCAAAAAAGACCATTGGAGCGACGATTTGATGAAAGACCCTCGAACCCTTGTGATACGTTCTACATTCAAGGACAATCCTTTTTGCCCTGAAGAGCAGAAGCAAAAGATTTTGTCATATCAGCCAGTAAAATTATGCTTTTTGGTAACAAGCAAAAACTTAACCGAAGAACAGGCTAAGTTTTATGACATCGAAGCTAACCCGCTTAATTTTTCTTTAAACAAACTAAAAGAACTATCAAGGTGTAAGCTTAACGAAACGATTAATTCCGCATCGGAATACAAATGGCAGGTTTACGGTCTTGGGGAAAAAGCAGAACGTCCAAACAGAATTTTCCATTGGAATGAGATTCCAAATGACGCGTTCAATGCAATCAAAGCTCCAGAACTTTATGCGGTGGATTGGGGCGCAGTTGACCCTATGGGAGTTTTGCATATGAAGTATTACGATGGTGGACTATATCTTCACGAATTGAACTACGACAGCGAAAACAAGATAAGGGAAAAACTGACAGCAACTGAACTGGCACAGATTGACAACACCGAAGAGGGATTGGTTATGTGGAAGTTCAGAAAGATGAACATAAACCCCGAAAAGATAATTGTTTGCGACAGCAACAGGCCATTGAAGATTCTTGCTTTGAGAAGGGCAGGATTTGAGTATTCGATAGCAGCCGTAAAAGGAGCAGGATCTATAATAGATGGAATTGACTTGCTCAACTCACTGAAGGTATATTATACTGCAACCAGCAGCAACTTGAAATACGAGCAGGAAAATTACTCAAGGAAAGTTGACAGATACGGAATCGTTTTGGAAGAACCGGAAGACACGGATAACCACTTGATCGATCCGGCTCGTTACGGGGCAGAATATTGGAGAAAAGAAGGATTGATTAAAAATATATAACTATATTTGTTTTAGGTAAGTAAGGCAACCTTGAAAATTTATTATCCCGTTCATTGGCTAGCCTTACAGCCTTTGGATGGGAATTTTAATTTACACATATGGATAATAGAACAAAAATATCTTGGGAATCTTTAGTTTCTGAGGGTTTTAAGCCTGATTTGACACACCCGTTCCCTTATTTTATACATAAAAACAATAAAGTAGTTAGTGTTCATAAGGGAGGTATTTTTGAAGGTTATGGAGTTTATGAAAACACAGCGGATGGAACTATATTAGGATTGTTGAAAAAAGTAGAATATATTGACGAGTTAATTGAGTTTTATAAATAAAATATTATGAAAAAACTATTATTTATCGCTGCGTTAGCATTAACGTTATCTTGCAGCAAAGAAGAGGAATGCAATTGCAATGCTCAATTCGTTACGGAAACGGGAGGATTTTACACCGTTCCGAACCTACCGGTGGATTGCGAAACAAAAACACCAATCGAAGATAATTCGAATACTGGAGGCGGTTATTTTGTCGGGTGTAAAAATTAATATTATGAAAAATAAAAAAATATTTGTAAAAAAATTAAGTACTTACATAAAATGGGATAACTCAGAGGTAACTGAGGATTTGGTCAATAATTGGAAAAACCTTTGTCTTTTAGAATTTAAAAGCATTACCAATAAAGATATATCTATTGATGATATATTTTTTGACAATTTTTCAGATGGTCAAGATTTTATTAAAGACAAAGTAACTTATAGAGCTTTTTTATATGTAGACCAAAATGGAATTATAGTTCGTAAATAATTTACAATTTAATTAAATAATTGCCATACAATGAAATAAATTACTATATTTGCCTAAACCTATATGAAGATGTATAGAACCTCTACTTATAACTTAATCCCTTCTTACTTGATTGTAGGCAGGGATTTTTTACGTTTTAATTAATGAGTTGGATAAAAGATAAGCTACGTTCTTGGCTGACTTTAGACGAATTTCTGTTAAACAGCAATACTCTAAATACCGTAAGCCTACACGGAGCAACTCCGATGTTTAACAATTATGGGGATGATGTAAAAAAACTTCAGGTAGTATTAAGCAATCCGGCATTATTGAAAGTAATAAGCCTTCAGTGTGATTTATTTTCGTTGGGACAGATTTATGTTTACCAAGACGGAAAGGAAGTGGAAAATGATCCGTTCATTGAAATGATAAAAAGACCCAACCCATATCAAAGGGGTTCTCAGTTTCTTTGGGATTTTATGTTTTGGAATATGCTTGGAAACGACTACATATACATTGACAGCAAGGTTGTATCAGACAAGAACAAGATGTATCTTTTAGAGCATAGCAAGATGGATTTTCCAAATGATATGAAAAAAAGATCAGACAAGCTAATTTTGTCAAATTCAGAAGCCGAAAAGGATTTTGCAATAACCTACAAGTATGATGACGGAACGTCAACTCCATTGCTATGGTCAAGGATAATTCACATTCCAGACCTGACTAACGGGACTGGGAACTGGTACAAGGGCAACAGCCGTATTGATGCGCTAACAAAGATTTTAAGCAATTCAGAAGCGTCTTTGGATGCAAAAAACATAAATATCAGGTATTCTGAAAAGTTTATGGTAGCTGGGCAATCAGACCCAGACAACGTCACTGAATTGCCTTTGTCGGAAACTGAAAAGAATGATATTGAAAGCAAGATGAACGGAAGGAAAAACGTTCACGCCGTAAAATCGATGATTGACATAAAAAGATTCGTTTCAGATATTGGGGCATTGAAACTTGATGAAAGTTATTTAGCAGATTATTTCTTGATAGGATCGATGTATGGAATTCCTAAAGATGTTCTTGAAGCTTTTAACTCTGGAACTTATGAAAATCAAGAAAAGGCAAGAGGGGCGCAAGTAAGTTACTGCCTTCAGCCAAAAGGAAATATTCTTTGCGAGAGCCTTAAGGATTATTTCGGTTACCAAAAAGACATATTTATAGACTGGGAACATTTGCCATTTATGCAGGTTTTCGCAAAAGACAGGGCAGAAACAAGAAGGGCATATTCATTCACATTATTGAATTTACAAAAAGCAGGTCTTAGCCTTGAAGATATAAACCAATTCCTTGACACCAATTTCTCGGAATTAAACCCAATCCAAAATGAACAAGCAGGAGGAATTAACAGCCTTGAAAACGACAATGGAGAAGGAAACCAATCCACAAATCAAGGAGGCAATTAGAAAGAGATTAGAGTTGTTGGAAAAGGACAAATCAGTAAAGAAATGAAAATATTTTGCAAGGAACTAAATAAGGAATTCGAGGACAAGGAACAGATGTTTGCTGAGTTATCATTGAATGCTTCCAAGATTATCGAGCTGAAGAAAGCCTCAATAAAAGAAAGTGATTCGGTTAGCTTACTGTTTGTTGAAAAGCAATCCGGAACAGCAAAGGTATTGGATTTTGTAAAGGAAGGGTTTGTTTATCCTGTCATTAACACGACTAACTTCTTGGATAGTCACGGAGACGTTCATTTTCCTAACATTTGGAACAAGTCTTTGAAAGACAAGGCAAACAAAATATTTTATGTTCTGGAACACAAATTGTCAATAGATACCGTTATTGCTTTTCCAAACGACGTTAACGCATTCGTGAAAAACATAGCTTGGAAGGACTTGGGTTATGATTATGAAGGCGAAACCCAGGCATTGATTTATGAGATTGCAAAAGACAAAATAAAAATACCTCAAATAAAGTTATTGTTTGAGGAAAAGACAGCTTTTGAGAACTCGGTAAGAATGCGATACATTAATATGGAATTGGCAATTGACACTAAAAATGCTGATTTAGCCAAAAACAAGGCAATATTTGACAATTACATTGATCAGATAGCCAACAAGGAATTGGCTCAAAAGGAAGGTTATTTTTGGGCGGTCACGGAAGCAAGCATTGAAAAAGAAGGAAGCTTGTGTTTGTTTGGTTCAAACAGTGCAACTCCGGTAATATATAATACTGAAGCCGTTACCGACACTTCAGATAAAAACGAGCCGTCTGAAGACACTCAAAAGGACTTTGAAACATTTTATAATAAATTAAATCTAAACTAATGGCAAAGACACCAGAAGAAATGGCTTTAGAAATCAATCAAAAAATTGACGGATTCAAGGCTGAGTTAGACAAGGCTTCCACTAAAGAGGAATTTGATTCTTTGGAGGCTAAAATCAAGGAATTGGAAGAAAAAGATAATTCGGAAGAACTAAAAAATGTTCAAACTGAATTAAAAGAACTTAAGGAAAACATCGCATTATTGAAAGATAATAACGGGGGTGTTGAAATCTCTGAAAACCTTATGGCGAGCATTGAGAAATCATTGACTGATGCGTTACCTACGCTTAAATTAATGAAATCAGGAGCGCAAGCAAAAGGCTTTGAATTGGAAATTGAGGTAAAAGCTCCAGTAAATATGACAACTGGCGCAATTACTAATGCAACAGCAACTCCTGTTAGTTTCGTATATCAGCAAGTTACAGAATATGCTGAAGACGTAAGACCTGAAGAATACATTATCAATTATCTTGACAATGGATCTACAAACAAGGCTTCACTTCCGTATATGGACAAGTTGCCAACTGAAGGGACAATGGCTATCACGGCAGAGGGTGCGTTGAAACCGCTTATATCTATCAGTTTTGTTTTAAGATACTCACAAGCTGTTAAGATTGCAGGACGTACAAAAGTTTCAGAAGAGGCTTTGGATGATATTCCTAACTTAATGGCTATCATCAGAAACGAATTGATGTATGAGCACAGGATTGCAGAACAAGCGGCTATTTTTACCGCTGTAAATGCTTTTGCCCCTGCTTTCGTGGCTGGTGGTATGGCAGGTTCTACAAACTTCCCTTCTAACTGGGATGCTTTAAGGGCTGCAATTTACGCTATCAAGATTCAGTCAAACGGAAGATACATTCCTAACGCTGCATTGGTTCCAAGTGCCGATGTTTACAATATGGGCGCAACAAAAGACACCTTGGGGCAATATGTTATCCCAACATTCGTTTTGCCTGATGGAACTCGTGTAAGTGGCGTGAGAATTATCGAGGTTAATGATGATTCGGTTACTGAAGGTTCGTTTATCGTAGGAGACTGGAGAAAATTCAAAAGACGTGTTTACAAATCTTTCACGGTTCGAATTGGTCAGGGTATTGTTGGTTCTGCAACGGCGGCTAACATCCAATCTGATTTTGAAATGAATATGTACACAATGATCGGAGAATCAAGAGTTCATTTCTGGATTTACGAAAACGAAAAAGTAGCTTTCATTAAGTCAACTTTCGCTGCGGTAAAAACAGCAATCGAAGCTCCATCAGAAGAATAAAAATAACCTTTAAACAAAAGCATTATGGCTGATAAAGAAGAAGTAAAAGCGGTTACAAAGGATTCAATCGTGATGGCTCAAACGTCATACAAGGGGAATTCACAATCAGAATTGGTTGAGGTTGAAATCATTAAAGACGGTTCTTTTTACAAAAAAGGACAAAAAGACAATGTTCATCCGACTGTTGCCGCTATCCTTAAGGAAAAAGGACTAATTAAATAATAAAGACAAATGCCAACAATATTAACATCGGACTATTTCAAATCAGGAGAACTGTTTATTCCAAACAGCGTGGAAGTTCCAAGCATTCAAGCGGGGAACAATACAGCTATTTCGGAAATAAACATCTTCATTGAAAAATACGAGAAAATATTGTTGGTAGATGTTTTGGGAATCGTTCAGTACAACCTGCTAAAAGAAAATCAGGAGCAGACAAGCGGTGTGTGGTTTGACCTTATCAATGGGAAAGATTATGGCAACAAGGTATGGGCAGGACTGAAACCAGTCATTGCATCTTACATTTTTTGCAAGTACCTTGACAATGACAAGACTTACTATACGACATTGGGAATCGAGCGCTCAAGGGCAGAAAATTCCACGTCTGTTAACCCGACTGAAAAGCTGGTTGAGATATGGAACAGTTTCGTGGAGATTTACCAAGGCTCATTCAATTGCGACTGGAGATACCTTCAGCCTATATTTTATTTCGAGGGATGGGATTTGGGAAATTACCGTAACAGCACATATGCCTCATTGCTTGAGTACCTGAAAGCTTTTCCTGAAATTTATTCTACTGATTATTTTACCCGATATGAATTCAAAAACAGATTCGGGTTATGATAATCGTAGAAAAGCAACTGACAAAGGCATTCGGTAATTTGCCAGAGATTCAAGGATTCAAACCAGTTTACAAATGGGGAAACAAGGATCACTTGATCAAGCAACTGAAATTGTTTGGGGCAGAAGCAAAATCGCCATATCCTTTGATTTATCAAACGTCCAATTCCGACAATGACAGCGGGCAGAAAAATTACACGGAAACGGAATTGATTTTGGTTTTAGCAACAAGGGTTACGCAGACTGAGCTATTGAACGAGAACAGGTGGGCGATGAGTTACGAAAATATCTTATGGCCACTCGCTCAGAACATAGAAACACTTTTCAAGAAGTCACAGATGTTTGTTTGGGATAACGATTTCACAAAAACCACTTACCCTAATTACGGGGATGCGGAGGAAAACTTCACAACCGACATATGGGACGCATTGGAATTAAGATTTAACGGATTAAAAATAACAACGAATTGCCTTGGCAATTTCAAATACTAAAAAATATGGCATTAATAAACGCTTTAAATTGCGACAAGGAAAACCTTGGATTGGGAGTTGTGGAATGCGAGGCAAGGTTGAAGGATTTCAAGTCTTTTATCCTAACGCCTAAAAGCTGGAGAATCACCCTTACGGAATTGGAAACTTTGACGCTTCCAGAACTTGTGGGATTCGTTCAAAACGAAACTTGGCAGCCTTTTCTGAATTCAGTAGAATTCGTTAACAACACTCCAGAACCAACGACAAAAGAATACACGGGAGGCGTTATGTCGGTTATCCGTAACGGAAAACCACAATACTCTTTCGAGTTTGACAACGGAATTGGATTCCACAAGGCAGCCTATTCCAAAAACTCATTCAACAACTACAATGTTATCTTGGTTGATTCCGCAGGTACATTGGTAGGTGCAGTTACTGCTGACGGATTGAGTTTCACTGGACTTACTGCATCCATGGTAAACACAAGAACGTACGTTCCGCAAGTAGGGGATGAAACGGCAAAAACTATTGTTGAATTCCAATTGTCAAATGAGGATCAGTTCAACAAAAGAATGGCAATTATCACAACCGACCAATCGGGAGTTGATGTCAATTCTGAATTGATGGGAATTATTGGAGTTAACGTTTCAGGAACTGCATCAGTAGCAAACGGATTTACTGTTAATGTTACAGCCGTAAACAACACAATTTTTGGAATAGAAGGATTGGGGGTTGACAACTTCAGAATCAGAAACACGGCAAATAATGCGGTATTGGCAATTGACACGGTTGCGGCCGGAACTACGGAAGGAAGTTACGTTATCGACACGACAACACCTCCGACTTTGGCGGCAAGTTACATTGTCGAGATGTACGATGCAACGGCAACACCTCCAGTTAACACGGCATTGGTTGGAGACAATCAATTGTACAGGGGCGCATCAAAACCGATTATTGCAGCAGCTTAATACCACAGACATTTTTAACCTTAAAGGGTGGGTTTATCGCCTACCCTTTTTTTATACCAAACATTATGAAATTTGATACAGTATCATTTACAAAAGAGGGTTATGAAAAATTTACCCAATTGACAAAAGAAAAACAGATTGAAAAACTTTCAAATCTGTTAAATCCGAAAGACGATAAAAGAGCGGAAAAACTTCTAAAACACATTCCAAATGGGGATATCATTCAAGGAGATGGGCAGGAGACTGAACAGCATAACGAAACAGGAACTGCAGAAGGAAGTTCAGAATTTAGTGGAAACGGACAAAAATCGAGACCTAAGAAAAGCAAAGATTAATGAACTTGAGTTTGGATTAAGACCGGATTATACCAAAATCGGATCTTATCGAAGCGATTCCTACGCAAGCAATAAAAACAATATGAATGGGTTGGCTGGATTTGGAAATGTCGATTTGATTTTAACAGGAGCTTGGTCTAACTCACTATTTCCAATCAAAAAAGGAGACGGATTCTTTTTTGACAGTTCCAACGACAAGAATTCAGAGCTTATTTCCAAATACGGATTGGATATTCTCGGATTGAACCAAAAGACATTCAACAAGATTCAGAAGGAAGTTTACGCACGTCAGATAGTTTTGTTCATTAAAAAAAGAATAGGTCAATGATCCAATACAATAATTTAGAAATACCGGCTAAAATGTTTTTCAAGATAATAGACACAAGCGACTTGTCTTTATTGGGAGAAGACAGCGCAGAAAATCAGCAGAAATCTTGGAACAATATCTTTGACGAGTATTTCGAATTGTCAGGAAACAAGAAAATAAAGTCAGCTATGGACAAGAATTTCAAGCTGGCTTTTCTTGAGTTAAAAATACGCAAAATAAAAGATTGCATTCACGCACTTATGTATATCATACCTTACGAGTGCATCCAAGAAAAACAAACCATTCAAGGAGCTTTGAAATCGTTGTCAGTAAAATACGATCCGTCAAAAAACACGATAGACGAATGCAGCAGGATATTGAAATCCGATATTGGTATGCTCAAGAATCAGATAAACATAATTTTGTCGGGAATACCAAAATCAAAAGAATCTATAAAACGGACTTTCGAGGATGATATGTCCTCAATAATGCGTGTGTTGGGTTTTTCTGTACCAATAGATATAAGTATGTATCTTTATTTGTCACACTTGAAAACAGTAAAAAGCATTTCAGAATCCTCTAATAAAAAACAAAAAAATGGCTAACGGGGAATTTATAGAAGGATTATCTGATTCGGCACTCGCATCGATAAAGGAATTCGTGAAGGAAGTTGACAAAGGCGCAAAGTCGGTAGAAAAAATAAATGAACTTTTCGGAAAGACGAAACTGCCAAGCGGGGCAAAACCAGTTTTCGACGGAATCAATGACGAGTTGGGGAAATCCAACAAGCTAATGACCGAATCCGAAAGGCTAACGACAAAATTGGCAAACGCCAGGACTGCCGAAGCGTTGGAGGTTGCTAAATTAAAGATTGAACTAGCCAATCTTACGGCCGAAAACAAGAAAGCCGCAATTGAGGCTTTGGGACAGCTTAATTCTTATCAGAAATTATCCGCTCAACTGAATACCTTAAGAACGGAGGTAAAGGCAACAGCTACCGATATGTACCTTCTTGAGCAGTCGGGAAAAAAGAACTCAGTTGAATACAAAAAACTTTCGTCAACATATGATGAAAATATTAAAAAAGTAACGCAACTTGATGCCGTTTTAAAGAAAATAGACGCTTCTGCAGGGCAACACCAGAGAAGCGTGGGTAACTATGCTTCAGGATTTAATGGACTTAACACATCTATTCAGCAGATATTAAGGGAAGCACCAGCGGCTGCGGTTTCGTTAAACACTTTCTTTTTAGGTATATCAAATAACTTACCTATGTTTTTTGACGAGATAACCAAGGTTAATCAAGGTCTAAAAGAACTCAAGGATTTAGCGTCAATTGCTAATTCAGAACTTTCTTCACAAACGGCATTGCAAAAAGCTAGTGCGGAGGCTTCTGCCAGTGCTTCTGAAGCACTTGAAAGCCAGGTAGGAAACCTGATAAGCAGCGTAGAGGCTTCTTCTGCACAGGTTGCCGCAATAAAAGAACAGATTACAGCTCACGTTGGAGAAATAGCAGCAACAGGGGAAGCTTCTATTGCAACAGTTGCAAATACAGAGGCAACATTGATTAACGCTGGTGCTACCGTGGAACAGGTGGCAGCACTGCAGTCTGAAATTGTGGCCACAGGAAGCGCTACCCGTGTTTCGGCAGAACACACATTGGCGCTTAATGCTCAAACAGCGGCAACATTGGAAGCAAATACAGCGGTGGCATCTTCGCCTTCTCTAATGGCTCGACTTGGCTCGTCATTGTTTTCAATAAACACGTTATTGACAGTAGGGGTGTTGGCTTTGACGTTGTACGGTGGAAAATTGATTGAGGTAATAAGCAAGTGGCTTGAAGGAGCAACTGCAGCCGACGCAATGAAACAGGCAATGGAGGATTTGGACACGATAAGGATTTCTTCCATAAAATCGGTCGTAAAAGAGGGTATTGAACTGAACCAAAACCTAAAGATTGCCAAGAACGTAAAAATAAGCCTGCAGGAAAGGGAAATTGCGGCAAAAAAAGTATTAGACCAATATCCTTTTTGGTTTGAGAATTTAGGCAAAGAAGCCATATTGAATGGAAATGTTCAAAAAGCGGTTGAAGGCGTGAATGCCGCATTGCTGTCACGAGCAAAAAGCAACGCAGCCGTTACCAAGATTACGGAAAACCAGTCTAAGATTATAGACCTTGAAGAAGAAAGGCTTACAGTTATAGAGAGAATTACTGCGGCTGAATCTACATTGAGGTCGGTTCAATTGAGGTCAAACGCCGCAAGTGCATCAGAGACGGCATACCAGACAGAAGTAAATGCCTTGAAAACAGTCAATGACCAGAAAGAAAACAGGGCAGACCTCGATAAAGAAATAGCAAATCTTACATCCATAAACAACAGGCTTCTTGGATATGCCAACGAGGAATCTGAAAAAGCAATTGGATTGGATTACAAGGCGACCAAGGAAAAAAAAGCAAAGAATCTGGCTCAAAAAGAAGAAATAGACTACTTGGCTACAGCCTACGCATTAAGGAAGAAAAACAATGAAATACTTATTGCATCCGAAGAAAGCGCAATGAACGATGAGGAAAAAAACTTCAGCAAGCGACTTGAGGCAATGGAAAACTATTACTTCCAAAGACAGGTAGGCGCAAGAATGGCTTTTGACGAGGAAACACGCCTAAACGAGCAAGTATTCAGGAATCAGAAAAAACAATACGAGAAAGCAATATCCGAGGGCAAGGCGGTTCAGGAAACATTGAACCAGCTTGAATATCAATATCAAATAAACAGGCAGCTTATCAGGACTAATTTCGAAGACCAATCCAATCAAGTAACTATTGAAAAAGCCAAGGCGTTGAGGGGTGTTTTGGAATCGATAACCGATCAAGACCAAAAAAACCTTATATCCGAAAAGAGCATTGAGGACGCAAGGCAGATAGGATTGTTATTGTCAAACATAGGGGGAGAAACTACCATTGCAGGATTCAAGAAACTTGACCAGCAACTAAAAAAACTATCTGATAGCGAAAAAGAAAGGAATCTCCAGGCGATAAGGATTGACCTTGCAAGAACTTTGGCAGAACAAGACCGTATAAAAGCTTCTTTGCTGCCAAATGAGGTGTTGTCACAAAATCAGGCTTTTATAGACCAGAAAAACAAGGAACTGGAATTGACAAAACAGTTGACCGCAGCAGAAAATGAAGCAGCAACTGAAACAGCGGCAAATTTAAGGGTAAAAGCCGAAGCAATGGCGGCTTATATCAAGAGTTTTACGGAGGGTTTTTTCGGACAGGCCGGACTGCCTACGCTTTTCAAGGCGCTCAATAAAGAGATTGAGGGTTTCGGGCAAGATTTTGCGACCACTTTCGTAACGGTTGCAGAAATAGCTCAAGAGGCTTTGGCTTTTATGAACCAAAACCAACAGGCTTATTTCGATGCTCAGTATTCAAGATTAGAAAAAGAAAAAGACATTGCCATAATGTTTGCCGGAGAATCCGCTTCCGCAAAAGAGGAAATCGAAAAGCAATTTGAAAACAGAAGCCGTGCAATAAGACAGCGAGAGGCAGAGGCACAGAAACAACAGGCAATTTTCAATGCGGTAATAAACACGGCTCAGGCGGTTGTGGGTGCATTGGCCAAACTTCCAGACCCTACGGCAGTTCCGTTGTCTATTGCCGTGGGAATTATAGGTGCGGCACAGATTGCCCTTATCGCAGGACAGCAAGTGCCTCAATATGCCTTGGGTACGGACAATCACCCTGGAGGAATGGCTATTGTCGGGGATGGTGGAAAGCAAGAACTTGTCTATCAGCCGTCTTCGGGATTCTCGGTAACGCCAAAGACAGATACTTTGGTGGATTTGGAAAAAGGATCTAAAGTTTTCCCAGATTTCAACAAGATATTGAAAAATAGCGGTGCAATGTTGGGTGGAGTTCCCAATATTTTATTGGAAAGTTCGGGCGCATCGGCTTCAGAAATAGATGGAATTATGGGCAAGTATTTTGCGAATATTCAAACAAATAATACTACTTTTGATGAGCGAGGATTCAGGTTGTCTGTAACTAAAAACGGTAACAACACTGTATTCGCCAACAAGCGTGGAAGTTCCACAGGCTTAATCACTTAAACAATGGGAGAGAAATTTTACATACGCTTCGAATCAGAACTACCAGTACAGCAGTTTGACATTGACGAGCCGTTCGGATATTCCGATGCTTCTTTTGTGATAAAGCAGGAGGACAAGCGTTTTGCCCGTGACCTTTCTTTTTCCGATGGAGAAATCAAGATGGAATTCACGGACTTGAGAAATCACTACCTTAAAAAGATACTTTATTTCAATGACCGATATGGGTTTGAATCCAAGATAGTACTTGGTATTGTTTCAGGACTGGAAACGATTGAGTTTGATTTCGATATGGTATCCGCAGAAACAGACGGATTGAAATTTTTCCGATGCAACGTTATTCAGGACAACAAGCAACAGATTCTGAAAAGAAACAAAGAGGTCAAGGTAAATGTTTTTAGTGACAAGGACTTGTTCGGAAATCCAATCGAGCCACTTGTGACCGAAAAAATACTGATGAAAGCATTGCCGTCTTCAGAATACAGCGAGTGGGAACAGAAAAAACAGGCTCAGTTCAATGGCTCTAATTCGGGACAGACACTTTCTCCTAATATGTTTTTCGCCTTCAATTACACCAATGCCGTGATCACTTCGGGGGTAAAAAACACCGTTTCCTATATTCAGGGAGAAAAAGTAATTTTAGGCAACAATACAGCCCAGACAAATTCCATAAAAGACTTCAAGTACATAATTGCGCAGGACAACATAAGCAAATTGAAATTTACCATAAAAGACGACAAGTTTACTTTTTCAAAGAGCAGCAACTTGCTGAATTATACGGTAAGGACATTCTACCTGATATCTACAGACGAAAACTTTACCTACAACAACAAGGTACTTATAAAATCTCAGGTTTCGCCCTTGAATTACACGGTAAACTTCGAGGTTGAATTGTCGCTTTTGAGGGGACAGACATTATACTATTGGCACGAGGTAAAGCTTAACAGGATAAATATAGATGCAAACATAACCGTCACTAGCCTGGTTGGAGGCAAGGTAACCGCAGAAGGGATATCAACCTCTTACAATTCCGTAACTCCTGCATTGAGATTGTCGGACGTGATCAGGTATTGCATAAAATCAATATCAAAACTGAACACGGTTATGCCTCGATTTGACTTCGGTGGCGAATACTACGATCAATATATTTTCAACGGAAATTTGCTAAGGAATATCGAAAACGAGCCTTTCTACATCACGCTTAAGGACATCGAGGACATCTTGAACGAGCCAAAGGCAGATTATCAGATACAGCCTGACGATTCCGTTAGTGTAGGAATGTATGACGATTATTATAAAGATGTAGAGATAGCAAGATTCGACAATACCGAGTTTGACCAGTTCGTGAAAGGTTATAATCCAAGATTCACATTGAACACTGCAGAATTTGCTTTTTCTTCCTACCAGTCGGAAAAGGAAATTGACGAGCGAAACACAAAGAATACGGTACACGGAGAATTGCAGTTGAATTTCAAGAACGAGAATGCGGACAACAAGCACGAGGTTAAATTTGGATGGATTCGTGACGCCTATCTTATAGATTCGACACGCAGGAAAGCACTTGAAATTTCAGACGATACGGCAACCCAAGACGACGACAAGTTCTTTGGCTTGGACGTTTTGCCAACAGGTAATTTTTCTGCGCCATTCAAGTTTACTGAAACCGCTTTTCTGCAGCACAGCTACAATCCCGAAAATCAAAGGCTGACTATCAGGAATGATGGAAGTTTCAATTTCGTTCAGCTGGGAATATTGCAGAACAGTTTCGTTTCGATACTGCAACCCGACCCGAACTGGGGATTTTACTCGGTTGTGGAAGTTGCACCGAATTACCTTGTCTTGCTTGGTGGCGGGGAAAATCCAAGAACCGCAAACGATGGCGAAAGGTACACGACATTTCAATACTCTATCGCATTGAGTTCAATTTATGGCACGAACCGAACCAACGAGGGATTTTCTCAGATTGACAACATAGCAAACGGGCAGTCTTATTCGAACTTGAGATTCACGACAAAAAGGACAATAAACAAATACCATTCACGTTATTTGGCAACGGCAAACCTTTATCGAAAGGAACAGCCGATAGACGTGACATTTTACAAGAACAATCCCGAAGCGACAACAACATACGAGGGAATCACGATAAAGGAAGGAGAGGAATTTGTCCCGATTAACCCGATACTTTCTCCTATATTGTTCCAGAACGCCATATTTATTGAGCCTTTGGAAACTTTCATAAGGCTGAAGAATAACATACGAACATTAAGGGGTTTCGTGAGGGCAATCGACAACAACGGTCACGTTATCAAGTTTTATCCAAAAGTGGTAGAATATCTGCCTTTGGGGGAGAAACTGAACATCCGGGAGGGAGAAGAAAAATACGAGCCTTCAATAATAAACATTGTCACGCAGAATAATGGAATCATAACCCTAAACGAATACACGTTATACGCCTTGAATTATGAAATAAACGACCAAGAGGTAAGTTTCAAGGACAACGAGGGATATTTGCTTTACAACCCGATAATGTGGCACAGGGTATCGTTTAACGGCACATTGCCGACATCACTAAATCAACTGAAAGAATGGCTATTAACTTTATAAGGATTGAATCCACGCTGGAAAAGGCGAACTACGAAAAGGAAAGTCCGATCGAGACATTCTTTTACGGAAATGGTGTGCAACTGATTCCGAACACGGGAATGATAAGACAGACAACCGATTCCCCTGATGGTGTGGAATTGGAAGACTGGACTGTTGTCGTTTGCAGATGCGGGGAGGAACTGCAGGATATTACGGATTATTTCGATGTGGACAGGGTGTTTCAGGACAATATGGCACGACCGCAGATTGACTGGAGCATATCAAACTTGCCGTTTGATTTCGGTATGCAACCCGTTTACCTCAAGATATCGCAGGTGGGTGGGGAAGATTTCTACACTACGGCATTTTTCATAACGGCAGACGAGAGCCAATTCGTGAGCCGATTTGATTACAAGCTAAAGGATAGCGATTTTATGCAGACCGTTCAGCTAATTACCTATTTTAGGCAATATATAAATGCGGACACGTTGGAAGTCTACTACCAGTCATCAAACAACATAAGCGTTACCAAATCGATACAGCAGGTCACTTTGGAAAAATGGGTCTTGCCTGTAACGTCAAACGATTTTCACTTGAGATTCCGAAATATGATGAACTGCAAGTTTGTATATGTGAATCTTCAACGAACAGGACTTTACAAGGCACTGGAAATACCAGAATTGGAAGCATCGGAAAACTTCGGGGAAATAATCTACCAATTGTCATTTCAGGAAGAATATTACGACCCTAATTATGTCGCACCGATTCCCGATCCAGATCCCGTTGACTATAAAGCCTATGTAAGAGGTTATACCGACCAATTCACTTATCAGGCTTTCGTCAGGATTCCCGCTTTCGGTGGTTTCACGACATTGGTAAGCAATTTCAGCTATATAGGCTACAATGGCGGGATATTCCCTTTTATAGACAGCGTGGCCACATCGGACAACATAAACCTGACAGCTGAGCAGACTATGTTTTTCATCGTTGCCCAGCAGATGCACGTGGGAGGTTTCGAGGTAACATTGTCCGACGGCTTGAATCAGGCAAAAGTCAATTTCAACTCAAACGGAAACCCTTTGGTATTTACGTATTCCGAATTAAAAAATGGAATCGAAAAAGAAGTAGAAGTAACAATAACATATTTATAAAAATGGTAAAGATAACACAGGAAACTGCAGGTTATTTCACTTTCGAGCTAGACGGTGTGGTAATCGCAAAAAACATAAGAAACGACCTTTTCATTAGAAACGATGGTGGCATATTTCGTTGCGATTTCAAGACCGCAACGGGCGCAAACATATTATCCAAACAGCGAATAATGCTTTCAGATGTGACGGTTGTGACGGATACGGGTGTTGAATATCCACCTTTCGCCACTCCAAACGCCTTGTTTTTGGCTTTGATAGAGGTGGGTTATTTCGACTGGATGGGTACTTTTAGTGGAGGTGGTGGTTCTGTCGGAGTAGTAAGATTCAAAGATTTACTTGACGCTTTTAATTATCCGGGAAATGACGGAAAAGTTCCGGTAGTTAACGAAGCGCAGAATAGGCTTGACCCACAGGTATTATTTAACATAAAAAACTTTTCAGAGCTTTACGATGTTTCGTCGATAGCAATTGACGCATCTTTGCAGAACAAGACTTTGACCGTGTTGCCGATAACCAACGGCACGGAAACAATATACAAGATTGCTTGGGTTGATTTTCCGACACCAAACAACATACCTCAGGATGGATTTATAACGCTCGGAACTCAGTCTTTGGTGGATGGGGAATTTACTGCAAGCGTGGGTTATACTTGGAGAATATCAGGCGGTTTGTTTGGTAATTCGGAAGAGTATAGTGAAACTATTGAACCCGAAGAGCCGGGTAGCTATCGAAAAGACAAGATAGTGGTAACACAGGATGGGGAAAACCCATTCCAATATATACCAGGAATACCAAGCGGGGACGAGAATTCCGCACTAGAACCACAAACGCCTCCAGGTACGCTGCAACTCACTACCATTGATATTTTTGGAGATGTTATAACAAACGGTGGGGAAAACCCTATCATAGGGACTGATTACATAACAAAACTATCTCAGTCGGATGTATTAATCAACACTTCATCTTCTGCCATAACTCTTAATTTAGACCAAAACGGGAAGAACAGATACAGGATTCAATCTACCGGGGCAAACGCTCACATCTTGGGTATCTCAAAAATAGATGCTGGAATAGTTATCCCGAATCAGGATTACCCATACAACGGAAAAGAGATATTGATTTGCAATGAAAAGGTAACTGATTTAATTGTTGATGCAGGTACACCGACATCTTCATTATACGCATTTGAAAAATCATTGACAATTCCACCTGATGGAATCGCTACTTTTAAAATGTACGAATCGGAAGGATTGTGTAAATTGAAAAGCACTAATTTTTCTATTGTTGGGGAGTTTATCCCATTGTCAGGAACAGAAGAGGGAAGACCTATTACTGGAAATTTGGAGTTTTCAGATACTGATAATATTGGAATATCTAACGCTGCTGGAAACTTATACCATAATTTTTTTACTGATGATGGTTTTAACGAAATAGGAGGTGCATTGAATTTACTAACTCCTAATGGGTTATTTACTTTTGGAACAGGGGAAAAGGGTATAGTTGGTTCAGAAGAATTCGACAAGCAAGCAGACAGAAATGCATTTGCGCAGTTAAGCGATGTTGCTTTTGTAAGCGTAAAATGGTTTGGGGCAAAAGGGGACGGAATCACTGATGACACGGAATCTATTCAAGATGCAATTGACAGTATAAACAATCAAGGAGCAACTCTATATTTTCCTGCTGGTAAATACTTAGCTACACAACTTAATGTTAATGAGCAAATAATATTTAGAGGTGATGGTGTTCCGAGTTTAGGGTTAAATATAGACACTCCAACAGGATCTGAGTTTGAGCCTATCGGAAGCGTAATAATTTCGAATAGTAGCACACAAGATTTATTGGTTTCCAATTCTTATGGAGTTTCATTCAAGGACATTGCATTTTGGAACAATAGCGTAAACGAACCCACAGCAGGTGTTGGAGTAAGATTATTAAATGCAGGTTCTTTTGTTGCAGACAATCTTCAGGTTAAAGGATTTTATACTAATCTTGAAATATATCAAGGTACAAGATGGGCAATATCAAATAGTAATTTTTTCTACCCGAAAAACACAGGAATATACATCCACAATGATACTGATGTACCAGGATTTACAGACACGGGAGATACATCTATTACGGGTTGTAATATAATCACAGATAAAGATGGAGTTACAGGTATAAGGTATGAAAGTTCTGGTGGTCTGAAAATCAGCAATACCAAAATAAATCCTTCTAATTTAACAAGGGTAGGAATTCCTATTGATGTGTTTATAACTGGTTCTACATCTATTTTATTATTAGCAAATAACTCTTTTGAAGGATTCAATCAATATGGTGTTAGAATTAGACACGATGTTGACAAGGCATTCGGACAAGTCGTAATAACAGGAAATCAATTCTTTCCGGTTGCCAACAGTATTACAGGAAATTGCATTTATGCGGAGGATTTAGATATAATGACAATTGTAGGCAACTCATTCAATAATAGAGGTTATACTAATTCTAATCCAGCCGTTAGGCTTGTCAATTGTTCCAACTTGACTGTCGACCCAAACACTTACGCTTATTGGGAAACTGGTATTTCTTTGGAAGATTGCACGGGTTACAACAGGCCGCTGCTTGAGAATGGCAACCAGACAAAAAATGGAAGTCTTGTCATAAAGAGTGATGCAGATTTTTTTCCTTTTGCTGTCGGTGGAGCAGGAGGAACGGATTATTTCGCAATAGGAAATATATACGGTAAGCCATCTATTCAGGGTGTTGATATATTAGGAAATGCAGTAGATATATGTTTTCAAGAAATTGGAGGAAATGGGATATTTGGAGGGGCAGTTCAATTGGCAAACGCAACCGCATCAAACCAAGCTGCAGCATTAGGGCAGATTGTAGCCAACGTAAATTCATTGGCAGCAACGTTAAATCTAGCCACAACCGCAAGGACAAACTATTACCAGCACACGGGAACAGGCGCAACTTGGCAACTCCCTGACGCAACCACAAACGTAATGAACAGGATAGTCTGCACTCACAAGGGTAGCGGTGTCTTGACCATATCCTCAACCGGCAGTCAGATTTGGGAAAGTGGTAGTGCATCACCTACTTATGTCGCTTCAGTCGGGGAATCTGTAAACCTTTATTCGGATGGGGTGAACTGGATCGTTTTGTAAATTTAAAACCAAACATAATGAAAAACAAATTATTTATTTTTTTGATATTGACTTCCTTCAATATTCAGGCTCAGGTTTCTAACAGATTATTGCCAGTTCAGAACGTGCATTTGAGCGTTTCTCCAAACAATTTCGTTTACACAGTCCCACCGACGGATAATCGGTTTTACGTTGCCTCTATGGACGCTTTGAGATTGAAAACCTTTAACGTTTCAGGATTAAATGACACGGTAAAGTCTATAGGGGATTTAAGATACAAGCCAACTGCATACGTCCCGACTTGGACAGAAATAACCTCAAAACCTGATCTAAGGACAAAGGCAGAAAACGACACGTATTACAAACCAATAAGCTATGTGCCTACAAAAACAGATGTCGGATTGTCAAACGTTGACAACACCAGCGATTTAAACAAGCCTATTTCAACTGCAACGCAAACGGCACTAAATGGAAAGTTAAGCGCAGAAATCGACGGAAGCACAACCAACGAGATACAGTCGTTGTCACTGGTAGGTAGCACATTGAGTTTAAGCTTGTCAAATAGCGTGGTATTGCCATTAAACACCGTTACGATAACTGCACCTACTCGAACATTGAACACCAATTTCACAATTTCAACCACCAAAAATGCAGATGTTTTCTATACCGTGACTTGCTCTGCTACCAATCCGTTATTAGTGGGTTCAAGTTCCGCAATGGCATTTCTTGAATATTCTACGAATGCAGGAAGCACTTGGAATATTGTTTCGCAAAATGGGAATACCAACTCGGTTGCATTGGCGGTTTCGGTTCAGCTCACAAATGCACAGACAGGTGTTTTAAGCGGTTCTGTTCCTGCAAACGCATTGGTTAGGATAAGAAGTGCTATTAGCGGAACTGCAAGCGTTGTATTGAACGCCTCGCAGGAAAAAACATATTGATATGAGATTTCTGAATCAATTCAAGATACAGAATGTTATAGCTGTTATAGTCATAGCAGGGGGATATGTAATCATTTCCTTTGTCGAAGTATCAGAAAGCGAATCACAGCAGATAAACAATCTTATGTTGATAGTGGTGGGTTATCTCTTCGGGAGTTCCAAATCCTCCAATACGAAAGACGAGACCATTTCCGACCTAAGCAAGAAATAATCTAAACCTCCTTTAATCGGGAGGTTTTTTGTTTTAATATGTTAAAGTTTATATTTAAGTTGTATTTAATTAATTAAGTTGCATATATTTGTACTCAGATAGTAACACAACATTAAAACACAATATTATGAAACTTTCAAAATCAAGACTTCAAAATTTAATTTCTGAAAACAATAGAGAAATATTACTTTATACAAGATTGATTTCTGAAAAAACGGCTATTAAAAACGAATACGGTTATGAAGAAAAAGGCGAAGAAATTTCGAGATATGAAAACCTTTTAAAATTAGCTAACGAAACTAAATCGGATATTGAAAATGGAAAATATTATTGCTAAAGACTTAAGAGTTTTAAACTCTTTAAAATCAAAGCTTTTTAATAACGGTGTAGTTATTGAAAATTATACTAAAGAAAAAGCAATTGAAGTTATAAACAGATGTTGCGGTGTTTCGGTTCTTGCTTATATTTTTGACAAATACGAAAGTGAGATCGTAAAAGATTTAAAAACGCAAAAAGATTATTTGGCTTGGATTCAATAAAACGGTAACAACCCGACCGAAACGGGGCATAAGTAAAAAAAAACTATGGCGAACGAAAATAAAGCAGGCAGACCATTAAAATACGGTCAAAAAACAGTCAGAATTGTGAAATTTGTTCCTGCATCGAAATTGGAAGAGATCGAAAACAAGATCGACACAATTATAAAGGAATACGAAACACCTAAAATAAAATAGTTATGGAAGAAAAACACAACGAAAAAAAAATAAGAAAATCAGAAATGACATTAAGAGATTATTTCGCTAATTCTGCAATGCAAGCTTCTTTAACAAGTCCTGAATTAATGGAAATTGTAACCATTAAAGATATACAGGACAGTAGCTGTTTTGATGCCTTAGCGAGATCGAGTTATAAAGTTGCAGACGCAATGCTTAAACAACGTGAGTTATGAGTTATTTCAAAGGGACACAGGGAGTTTGGTTGTTAAACGAAAAACACAACACCATAGTAGATTGCAATGAGTACGGAATTGCTCAAGAACACGGAGTTCTAAATGGGGAACAATGGATTTATAATGCCTTGTTAATTTCAAAAGCACCGGAATTATTGGATTTATTGTTTGAAATAGAACAATGCCTATCTTCTGAAAGTGAAATAGAATTTTATAAAGAAAAAATAAGAAAACTAATGAAAGAAGCAACCCAACTATGAACGACAAACTAAAGAAATACGCACGTTGTCAGCTATTCAAGGACTTGATAATAATTATTTCAGTTGTGTTTTTTGTTTGGTTTATTTATGTTCAATTAAAAAATTAAGTGTTATGAGAGAAATTAAATTTAGGGCAAAGAATACAATTAACGGAAATTGGGTTTACGGATATTATTTTGTTGAAGAAGGAATTCACAAAATACATTCAGGACACACAATATATCCTATACACCCTAAAACAGTTGGAGAGTTTACGGGATTGAAAGACAAAAATGAAGTAGAAATTTACGAGAATGATATTTTAAAAAGTAAGGTGGAAATGAAAGGTGGTGTATCTGATAAAAGAATAATAACATTTGGTGATGCTGGTTTCGATATGTTTCCTGTAGGAGGTTCTGAGGAAGATAAAATATACCTTAAAAACTACTATAATCATTCTCTTACTGTTATCGGAAACATTCACGAAAACCCCGAATTATTATGCTAAACAAGGAACTTGACAAGCTAGCGGAATCTACAATGAAACGCTTGGGAATCGCAATAGCGGTTATTGGAATATTAATCTTAACTTATGTGTTTTATGGAAAATAATGAGAAATTAAAAAAAGCAATTAAAAGAATAGAAGAAATGAATAAAAGGTCTTTTGAATTATCTAAGAATTATCCAGATAAAACTAAAAGAAAAATGTTTTTGCATTATTGTTCTGCTTATACATCAGCTATAATGGAATTGGAAGATATGTTATAAATTTAAACACAAACCATCCTAACCGATGGTTTTTTTATTTTATATTTGCATTTAACTTAAATCAATTATTATGGCTGGTAAGATTGCAGAAATCAGATTGAACGAAACACCCGATGCTTCAGATTACACATTACTAAATGACATTGCTGTCAAATTAGAAGATAATGATTATGAAGTTTTTATGGAAGTAGATGGTAAGCCGGATTCAGGATTGCCAAGACCTAAAAGACCAGTATAATGAAACAATTCGACAACATACCAAGAAAAGAGCTTATCATAGCCTTACTGCCTGTTTTTTATATTTTAGGATGGACGTTGTCGTTTCAGGAGTTATTTTATTACAGGGTTTCCGAAGTGTTATTTTCTTTGGAAGCCTTTTTTTTTGTTTTATACGTTTATCAGGACGTTAAAAAATTCAGCATATATCCAAAAATATGCTATGCAACGATATTGTCTGCTTGCATCCTGGACGTATTTTCTGCATTCAGGATTTGCTCCATAAAATTCAGCAACCCAAAGAAGACGGCTTACGACATTGATGTGATTCTTGCAAACGATTATACGAATTATATAACACAATATTCAAAGCCTTTTATAATATTTACAGTCATAATTTTGGTTATCTTGGTTCTTAAATTTAAAAGACCTAAAGATGAATGAGATTTTATTTAGTTGGCAAAGCATTTTCTGGACAATCACAACTTTTGTATTTATTTTCTACGATGTGATTTTGAGTGTCAGGGCGATTAATTGGCTCAGGAAAAAATGCAAAAACACAAGGGACTGCTTAACTAAATTAAAAAAATGGATATCCTCAAGTACGCAAATGTATTAAAAAGCACTTTAAGCGAATGGCTGAGGTTTGACAGATGGTGGAGTAGAAAAACAGAATTGGAAAAATCCAACTTAAGAAAAAACTTTTTTATATTTTCATTGGTCGGATTGCTGATTTATCAGTACGTAAATTATAGGGTAGAAAGCAAGATAGTTGCCAATGACTTTAAGAATGAAATGAGCAACTGCAACAAGGAATTGAACACGATTAAATCAGAAGAAACGGAGAGAATGAGAATACAGATATCTAAATATGAAATTAAGGATTCGGACAGAATAAATGCGGAACGACAAAGGGACAGCGCATTAATCGTTATCTCAATGATGAAAAATAAATAATTATGAAAAACCTTAGCTGGATATTAGGAACTATATTTTTGGGAAGCCTGGTCACGGGATCTACTCCTGACATAAAGATAATCGATGAAGTGAAAAAAGATAAAGTGATTGAAGCGGATTATCGATTGACAAAAAACAAATTCAATGTCACTTTTGGAGTTAGCAAAGACACTATAAAAAATAAAAACAGATAATTATGGGAAAGTTTTCGCAAAGAAGTTTAGACACTTTGAAAGGTGTTCATCCTAATATGGTAAAATTAATGACTGAAGCAATAAAAGACACGCCAATTGACTTTACTGTTGTTCAAGGAGTAAGAACCACAGAATATCAAAAGGAACTTTACAGTTATGGAAGAACAAAGGTAAATCCAAATACTGGAAAAATGACAAGGGTTACTAAAGCTGATGGAGTAAATACAAAATCAAATCATCAATTAAAATCAGATGGATACGGACACGCTGTTGACATATTTCCTTTTTACAATGGCAAAGTTCAGACACAAGGAAATGAACCTGTTGAAAAGCTTAAAATACTTCAAGTTCATATAAAAGCGGTTGCAAAATGCTTAGGAATTCAGATAACTTGGGGAGGGGATTTTAAAAGCCTTTTTGACCCGGCACATTTCGAATTAAAATAACTATCTTTGACCAATCCAATATAATAAGTTTAGTTTTAAAACCGATTCCCTGTAAAAAGGAGAAATCGGTTTTTTTATTTGGAATGTTTTTGTATATTCGCATAAGTTTATTTTGGCTGAGTGGTGATGGCGTCTGCATTCCGAAAGAGTTCGGCTCTTGTGCAGAAGGAGTTTAGGTTCAAATCCTAATTTATAAACAAACAAAAGAAGCCTTGCATTGATTTGTCAAGGCTTTTTTATTACCTTTTTAATTAATATTTTATGACTGCAAGAAGCTTACAAAAAGAATTAGATTATAAAGAATGGCGTAATTTTGAGGGAGTTATTAAAAGAGCGTTAAACTTTATAAACAACGGATTTAATTCTGGGAGAATAATCAAAACCTTAAAAACTGTCAAAATAGGTTCTAAATCTGAAAGAAAAATAATAGATTATTATTTAGATTCCGAATCGGAAATATTAATACGTGAATTATGCTCTAATTTTAAAATAAATAAATCATTTCATATTAGAAATGAAATAACAACATTATCACTTATTAAAAAATACTATGATAATAAAGGTGTTGATTTTGTTTTTCAGAAAAGATTTTCAGATTTTGTTTACGATGCTTTCATAGGAGAAAAAATATTATTTGAATATAATGAACCGCATCACTCAATATCAAGTAAACAAATCAAAATAGACAAAAATAAAAAAGAATTAGCTGTTAAATTGGGTTATAATTTAATAACGGTTACTTTAGAAATGGATATTATAGATTGTTTAATATTAATTAACAAAGAACTTTAAAATGGTAATATTCAACCGTACGGAAATACCGAACGGTTCATTATTTAAGAAAACACCAAAAAACTTAAATAAGAAGATTATAATTTAAGTATATTTTATAAACTTTTAAACTTAAGATTATGAATACAATAATTTTTTTATCAGGATGCTTACTTGGATTTCAATTTAAGGACTTTATAATTGCGGTTATTGAGGTGTCAAAGAAAATAATTACTAATGCTAAAAATAATATGAATGAAAAGTAACTTCTACCTGCAAGAAAACACGCCTTTTAACAGATCCGAAAGGCGTAAATTAAAGTTTAACAAAAATACCTTTAAAAATAAATTTGGATTGACCCGTAATTTGTATTAGATTTGCTTTACGGAGTGGTAGCCGAAACAAAATTAATGAGAACTCTCAATGCTATGCGACTACCACCGCTGGTATTGGGAGTTTTTCGATTTAAACAATAACTTAGATATGGTAGATATTATTTTAAAAATTTTTATGGGTTTGTGTGTGCTTTTTTATTTTTATATGCTTTATCTTTTAAAAGATACTACAAGCAGAAGAGTACCTAATTTTAATAAAAAAATTAAAGATGGAATTAAAAAATAAAATTGATGCCGTTAACTTAAAGTTTGGGTACAAACTACTTGTGCTTATGTTGGATCATTTTGAGTACAAAGAAGAATATGAGATATGTCAGGAAATAAACAATAAACTTGACAATATTGAAAAATATTTTGGCATTGAAATAGAAAGATTTATAGATAAAGGTTTTATTGAAGATTATGTTGCAGAATTTTGGAAGTTTGGTTTGTCAGGAGATACTGCGTTAAGTAATTTGCCTTTTTATATTAAAGAGTCTATTGAAATAATAAGCCAATGAAAATAGCAATAGTAGGAAGTAGAAGGTTTGTAAATTATGCTATGTTTTCGTCAAAAGTAGATGAGATATTAAAAGATACAGACAAGAGTAACTTGATTATCGTTAGCGGTGGTGCTTTAGGAGTTGATTCAATGGCTAAAGATTATGCCAAATATAATAAGCTGGGTTATTTAGAATTTCTTCCTGATTATCAAAAATATGAAGGCAAAATAGCTCCTTTGAAAAGAAATGAATTGATAGCCAATGAATGCGATAAAATGATTGCATTCCAGCTTAATAATTCTAACGGAACTAATCACGTAGTGGCATTGGCTAAAAAACTTGGAAAAAAGGTTAAGCTAATAAAATTAACTACTAATACTTGGAACGAATGAAAAAGAAATTCACATTTTCAATAGACACTTCAAAACCTTATTTTTGGGTTTGGTTAGCGATGTCAATTTACATATTGTTTTTGACTTTCGGAAGTTCAGATTCAAAAGAAAATTCAAAACTAAAATCAGAAAACGAAATACTGCTTTCTAACGAACGAAAATACGATCAGTCAATAATAGTATTGAAAGATTCAATAAATCGCCTTAAAACTAATAATACAGCCTTACAATCTAAACTATCAAACCAAAAAACAGAATACAAAACCATAACAATAGAAAAAGATGCTAAAAAGAACACTATTGACAGCTATGATTATGCTTCCGTACTTGATGCATTCGCAAAAAGATACCACCAAGATAGAACTTCCAATTGAAACGGCAAGGCTTGTCTTGAAAGATTTGGTCGAAAAGGACTACCTCGAAAAGCAAGTCGTTAATTTGGAACTTCAGCTTAACACCCAATCCGAAATAATACAAAATAAGGAACTTGAAACCGAAAACCTCAACGGACAGATTGAAACCTACGAATCATTGGTAAAATCAAAGGATTTAAGGCTTTCAAACTCGGACAAGATTATAAGCAACCTTGAAGACGATTTGAGCCGTAAAAAGGCAGGAAATACGTTTTGGAAGATAACAACCGCATTGGCTTTGATTTTCGGTATTGTAGTTTCAGTTAAATAGCTTAACTTTAGTCTTTCATAATATTTTTTTGGTTGAATTGAACCCATTCGAGAGAGTGGGGTTTTTATTTTTAAAACTTTAACATATTTATGTATTGTACTATTCAAATATATTATATATTTGTACACAGATAACAAAACATTAAAACACAATATTATGGAATTTAAAATAAGAGTGTCTGAACTAAATGAGGAAACTTTAAATTCTTTACGAAACAAAAGTTTAAAAAAACTTAGAGATTCTATTAAGTTGAATATTCCTAAAGAAAAAATAAAATTATCCACAGAGTTCTTGAGTATTAATTTTGACAAAGAAATTATTGTATATAGTTTATACGAAAGAATGTTTTATAAATACTATAACGGCAATAATGCTATTTTTAACAATTGGAAATGGATTAGTTCTAGAGGATTGCCTAACAATGGTGTAAAGGAAAAAATAAGACAATTAGTTGATGAAGGTAAAAAAATAAAAACCGGTTACACTTGTACCAAAATAAAAGGATTGCACGATTATATTATATTTTACAAATAAAACGGTAAAGCCTCCTACCGATAACGGAGGCAAAAAACTCCGTTCGCTTCAGGCCTGGCTATTCGATGATTAAAAAAAATAAAAACATAAATGAGTAAAACGGTAACTCCCCTACCGAAACGGGGCAAATAATTAAAAACTATGGCAGAACAAAAAACAACATTTCAGAACTGGATTGATTCTAAATACAAGACACAATCTAATTTCGCAAAAGAGGTAAAAGAATCTCAAGGTAACATCAGCAAGGAGTACAATTCCCCAAACGGATTGAGAAAAATAAGCAAGTATGCAAAAAGGCTCGGTATAGAATCAGTCGATTTGCAAGGCTGGGAATACGGAATGTATATTGAATTGAAAAACGTAAAAATAGTATAGTTATGAAAAAATTTGAAAATAAGGTGGTGTTCATCAACGATGAAGAAACAAAGAAAGAAGTAATAAACATTTGCAATAAATATAGATTTAAACTAGGCAATTTTGTTTTTAATTTAAGTCTTCCTTTTTATTTATACAGTCACAAATCTCTTAAAAGATTTAATGGGATTAAAGAAAATTATTGTTCATACGAAGAAATAACACTCGAAGAATTTAAAGAATTACTAAAACAAACTAAATTATGAAACCAACAGACAACGAATTTTATTTAATATGCCGTGTAGAGGCATTGGAAAAGGAAAACGCAAGGCTTAAGAAATCTTTGGAAAGCAGAAGACCGTACGACCAAGCTTTCGACAAGCCATTGTCTAACCTTAATAAAGAATATTGATTATGAAAAGATATTATATATATGTTATTATAATCTGTTTGTTTACTTTTTTTATAGAAAAAACACAAAATCAAGAGTCTAAAACAATGTTTGCTGCGTTGCTTATTACTTTGTTTTTTATTTTAAAAGAGTTAATAAAATTAAATGATAAAAAATTATGAACGGATACGACGATCAAACAACAGGAATCGAAAACCCATTGCACCCTGCAAACCAAATCGAGGTTTACGACGAAAAGGAACTGACACCCGAAGAGCTTAAGATTCAGTCATTGGAATCTCAAATCAAGGAATTTAAAAAACAACACGATGCAATCAAGTGGATTCTAAAAGAAATGCAAATAAGAGAAGCAAAGGAGGGCATTTGGTCTACAGGCGTTGGTATGAAAGAAGATCAGGAAAATGAATATTTGCATTTAAAACATTGTTTGGCAACTAAAATAAATAGATTGTAATGGAAGATAATTTAAAGTTATGGAAACTGGTGGAAAAAACCAATCCATCATATACGAAACCAGCGAATGTGGGTGGAAATAAAATAACATCAATTTCTCCTCAATATCAGATAATGAATGTTACTGAAAAGTTCGGTTCTTATGGTAAAACCTGGGGATTTAAAAATATAGAACTTGATTATTCATTAGTAGAAAGACTAGATTTGGTTGTTTTTAAAGCAACATTCTTTTATCCAGAAGGGGAATTTCCAATCATAAACTCTATAAAATTGTTTATGGACAACGCAAAAACAAAAGTTGACGATAATTTTGCTAAGAAAATAGAAACTGATGCTCTCACAAAAGCCATTTCAAAGCTTGGGTTCAATGCGGATATTTTTATGGGCAAATTCGATGATGTAAGATACGTTGAGGAAATGAAAGAGGAATTTAAGGATCCTGAGATTAAGAAAAAAGAATTGGAAGAATCTAAAAAGGCTGAAGAGGAAAGCTTCAGAAGATTGGAAATTCAGTCGAGACTTGATAATTCAAAAACAGTTGAGGAATTGGGAGAAAATTACAAGTCACTTGAAAAATCAGACCAAGTACTTTACAAAAATTACGTAACGGAATTAAAAAATAAACTAACAAAAAATTAATTAAAATTATTATGGGAGCAACTAAAAATCTAGCATTAGAACAAGTAGAATGGGATTCACACGAAAAGCCACAGGATTTTACACCAATCGAATTTACAGAAGAAATAAAACCAGACTTGTTTGGTTTGGAAGTGGAAAAAGCAAAAGAAATGACTAGCGGTTTGTCGACAACTTTATCGGAAAGAGAAGTATTAAAAGACGCTTATGCCGATGTTATAGGTTTAGACATAACAACCGAAACATTGCCAATATTCAAAGAGCTTCGTTTGAAAATCGTAAAAAACAGAACTCAAGGAATTGAAAAATGGCATAAAAACAACAAGGCTTTTTATCTTGCTGGAGGTCGTTTTGTCGATGCGGTTAAAAACAAAGAGATCTTGGTAAATGAGGAAATGGAATCTAAACTTCTGGAAGCAGAAAAGTTCTTTGAAAACCAAGAAAAAGAAAAAGCAAGATTGCTTAATTTTTCAAGAATTGAAAAAATAAAATCATTTGTTGAGGATGCAGAAAATATGGATTTTTCGGCAATGACAGACGAAGACTTTGACGATTATGTTTTAGGTAAAAAAACACGTTTTGAAAATGAACAAAAAGAGCTTGAAGCCGAAAACTTACGAATAGAAAATGAAAGACTGGCTGAAATCGAAAGACAAAAAGCAATTGAAGCAGAAAACTTAAAACTAAAAGCTGAAGCTGAAGCAAGGGAAAAAGAATTGGCTGAGGAAAGAAAATTGCAAGCTGAAAAAGAAGCAAAACTTCGTGAAGAACAGGCAAAAAAAGAAGCTGAATTAAAAGCAATCGCCGACGAAAAAGAACGCCAAAGACAAAGAGAAATTGCTGAAGAAAAGATAAAGGCAGAAGCTCTTGAAGCCGAAAACCAAAGAAAACTAAAACACGAACGTGAAGCAAGGGAAAAAGCCGAAAATGAAATCAGACTTCAAAAAGAATCTAAACAAAAAGCTGAATTTTTAGCAAAAAAAGAAGCTGAAAAACTAGCCAAAGCACCAATCAAAAAACAATTAAATGTTTGGGTAGAATCTTTTGCAATTCCAAATACGGATGTGAATAATGAAACTTCTAAACTTATATTAGAAAAGTTTGAAGCTTTCAAGAAATGGAGCAAATCAGAAATAGACAAGCTTTAATGGAAATTACGCTAATTAAGCAACTTAACGGCTCGTTTAAACCCGCATATGATAGTGACTATGAAAATGCGAAAAAGATAACTTTAAACGAGCCTTTTGTTTTTAAGTATTCCAAACCAAGAAATTATAAATTTCATAAAAAGTTTTTTGCATTGGTGAATATGCTTTACCAAAATCAGGAGCAATATAACAACATTGAATATTTACGAAAGGACTTGATTATAGAATCAGGATTTTACGATTTAAGATACGGAATCCACGGGGAGGAAATCAAGGAAGCGAAAAGCATTTCGTTTGCTAATATGGACGAAACAGAGTTTTCAGAACTATACAATCGTGTAATTGATAGTATTGTCAGATGCTTTAATTTTGATCGTGAGGATATTATCGAAAATGTAAACCAATATTTTTAATTATGAAACAGAACAAAATTTTTACGGTAAGCTCCGAAACAATAGCCAACGACCTGCAGATAACAAGATCTTATGTAAACATAATAGCAAAAAAATTAGGAATACAGACGTCAAGTGGTAGCTTTAACTCAAGCCTTTACACATTGGAGGATGCCAACAGGATTAGGATGGAAAGGATTAGGCTAATGAAGACAAAGAAAAGCCTTTACACGGTAATTTACGTAACCGAAACCTTCCACATCTACGAAAGCAAAATAAATTATATGCTTTAGTTGTTATTTAGGAATATTATCGTAAATTTGTTTAATGCTTACTTCTCACAAAATACTAAGCAACAGTATAGCATAAGTGCTACAATGATAAAGACCGTGAGAAGCTTTTGACTTGTAGCACTTCTTTTTTTAAACTTATTATTTTGTTTGTTTTAAAATAAACATTCACAAATTATGGCAGATGTCAGCATTATTTTTAAAGGTTCTGTTAATACTTCAACAGAAGAAAATCAGTTAGAGGTTTTTGCCAATATGCAAAATAAAGTATCAATAACTATTTTTGATCCAAATTTTAACCAAAATGGTTATCCTAATGTAATTCAATTAAACAGAGAAACAGCTATTAAGTTTCACAGAGAATTGAAAAAACAAATATCTTTTTTAGAAAGTGGGGTGCAAGATGTCTAAGCTTGGATACACTTGGTATCCAAAAGACTGGGGTAATTCTGAAAGCGTTTTTGAGCTTAATTTGTCAGAACGTGGATTATACCGTGAATTGATAGATTTAGCTATGCTTAACGACAATAAGACTGAAATTAAGTTAGATGTTTGGAGCAGAAAATTTGCCGTAAGCATAGATGATTTAAAATCAATTTTAGGAAAATTGTCAATTCTTGGATTGACCGAAATTAAAGGCGAATTATTGTTTATTCCAAGTTGCGAAAGTAGGTTAAATTTAGTTCGAGGCGGAGCAAAAGGAGGGGTAAAAAGTAAGCCTCCAAAGAAGCCTATAGTGAAGCCTATTGAAAGCCTTTTTGAAAATAATGATAAGCCTATAGTGAACCAAATAGAAAAGAAAGGAAATATAAAAGAAAAAGAAACTAAAACAGAAATAGAAAATAAACCAACTAAAAATGATTTAATTTATTTTGAACTTTCAATTTCTGAACAATGGATAGAAAGTACAGCTATGCAGTCTTTGAAAAAACTAAACGTTGAAATGGTTAAAAATTTTCTAAAATCATATAACGATATGCTGAATGTTCAGTTTGATTTTAAAAACAATAAAACTGAATATTGCACTCATTTTATAAATTGGCTAAACAAACAAGATAAGCCGATTAAAAAAAATAGTCATCCGGCAAAAAGAGATATTTTACAATGAAAAATATACACGATTGGAATTTAATTCAAACGAATAAGGTTTCGGGAACTGCAAAAGTAAAATGTCCAATTTGTACCGATGAAAGAAAAAACAAAACAGACAAATCACTTTACATAAATTTTAATTCAGGTGTAGGAAAGTGTTTTCATTGCGAGGGATTGTTTTTTCGTGACAGCATTGAAAGGTCAATTGAAAAAACAGATTACACTTTGCCTGTTCAGACTTGGAAAAATTACACGAACATTTCGGATATTTTCGTGAAGGGATGCGAGGCAAGAAAAATAAGCCAAAGCACATTGATTAATTTGGGAATAACCCAAGAAACATTTTACCAGCCTAAATTAAATTCAGAAGTAGATAATTTGGTTTTCAACTATTTCGAGGGGGATACCGTTGTCAATAAAAAATACAGGGGCAAAGGAAAATCATTTACGCAGAGTAAAAATGCCAAGTCAATATTTTACAACATAAATTCAATAATCGGTCAAGATGAATGCTACATAGTCGAGGGAGAATTTGATGTTCTTGCATTTTACGAGATTGGAATTAAAAATGTAATTTCAGTTCCGAACGGGGCAAACGACAATGACAATTACTGGCTGAATTCTGAAAAGTATATCAAAGACGTTAAGAGGTTTTATGTGGCCACCGACAATGACGAAAAAGGAAATGAGGTTGCTGAAAAGATTGCGCAGCGACTAGGAAGGTACAGATGCGAAAGGGTATTGTTTGATGGAAAAGACGCAAACGATGACTTGATAAATGGTGTTCTTGAAAAAACCGCATACAAGACACAAAAATACCCAGTTTCCGGAACTTTCAAGGTATCTGACGTAATAGATGGGATAATAAACCTTTACGAAAACGGTATGCCGGAAACAATTTACCCGAAACATCATTGCTTCGGTAATCTTAAAAATGTGTTTTCGGTTATGAGGGGACATTTGGTTACCGGAACTGGAATACCATCACACGGGAAGTCAAATTTCACGGAGTGGTATGTCTTGAACCTGATAAAAGATTACAATATGAAAGCATCTTTTTTCAGTCCGGAACATCATCCTTTCGAGTTGCACCACACCACATTCATTGAAAAGGTTTTTGCAAAGAATTTCTTTTACGATAATCCAGGATGTCCCAGAATTTCCAAAGAGGATATTTCACGTTACCAAGAATGGGCTGAAGAAAAAATATATCTAACGGGCACGGAAAACGGGGAATTTCCAACTTGGGATTGGCTATTTGAAAAATTCAAGGAGCAGATGTTTAATTACGGGATTGATATCTTTGTTATTGACGCATTCAATAAATTGGGATTCGACAAAAAAGGAAACAAGCTTGACCAGATAAACGAGGTTCTGACAAAATTAACGATGTTTAGCCAAATGCACAATGTCATAATTTTCTTGGTTGCACACCCTACAAAAATGCAAAAGGGTTCTGATGGTTTTTATAACTCCCCAACCCTTTACGATGTTTCTGGAAGTTCTGATTTCAGAAACCAGACGCACGATGGGTTTAGCGTTTACCGTTATTTCGGGAATGAGGAAAGCGACGCAAAGACAGTTTTCGAAAACCTAAAGACAAAAATGAAATTTCAAGGAGAAATAGGGGGTTCTCAGGAATTCGAATACCACTTGCCAAGCGGACGTTATTATGAATTAGGCACTCAACCGCCAACCCATTGCCTTATAGATGAATTTATAGAACCTCAGCAGGAATTAAAAGAATTGCCAAAGATTGATGCAAAAGATGCATTTGGAGAACCTTATGAAGAAGATGAAAATATTCCATTTTAAAACAAAAAATTATGACAGAAGAAGAAAGATTGCTTAATTTTATAAGAACAGAATTGCACGTTTCGGAATGGGCAAGAAAACACATCAGGGGACAGGTAAATAAACCCTCAAACAATGTTTTGGCAATATCGAGCGTAATATTCAGAAGACAAAACAATGGCAAAAAAACAACCTGACACCCTATCCGAACTAAAGACAAGATTAAACGCCCTCAAGGTAAAAAGATGCATTGACAAAACAGAAGATTACGACAAAGAAATACTAACACTTTCCGATAAGATAGACTATATCGAATTCGGCATTTTAAAAAGATGAAAAAATGAATGATATACTAAAATTATTTGAAGCAAATATTTTAGATGGAGACGTGGTTTATACGCCAAGAAACATAAGTCAAGGCATTATTAAAAACCTAAATCCCTATGGTATTTGCTTAGATCCATGCAGAGGGGATGGAGCTTTTTATGACTATCTTCCTGAAGATAAATTGTATTGCGAACTTAAAGAAGGAAGTGATTTTTTACATTTTGAAAAAAAAGTAGATTGGATTATTGGAAACCCTCCTTATTCTATATTTTTAGAATTTTTAGAGCACAGTTTTAAATATTCAGATAATGTTAGTTTTTTAGTCCCAACAAATAAAGTCTTTCAAAGGCAAGTTATTATGGATATGATAAACGACTATGGAGGAATTAAGTCTGTAATAATTTATGGAAGTGGTAATTTAATAGGTTTTCCATTTGGTTTTAGTGTGGGTAATTTTCATTTTGAAAAAGGATACAAAGGAGAAACAAAAATAATAATGGGAATGAAAGAAGTATATAAATTATGATTTACAATTGCAAAAAATGCCGAACCAAATTTACAGCAAAGATTTTCAACTACCGCTATTGCGAATCCAATCCAGAATGTCGGGAAGCAGGAAATGAATCGAAAAACCTTCTGATTAAAAAAGCAATGGACAAAGTGAAAGTTTGCAAGCAAAAGAAATCGAGGGAAGAAACGAAAGTTTTGCGTGAGAAGTTGAAAACGCTTTCGGATTGGAAAAATGACTTGCAAAAAGAAATTAACGCTATTGTCAGAGAAATTGACAAAGGTCATCCCTGCATAGCGACAGGTACAATGGAAGGCAAAAGGAACGCAGGGCATTACATATCGGTTGGAGCAAATCAAACATTAAGATTCCACCTTGAAAATATATGGAATCAATCAGAACATTCCAATATGTGGAAATCAGGCGATACGATAAGGTATCAGGAAGGAATTATTAAATTGTATGGTAAAGTATATTTAGAATATTTGAACTCGTTAAAAAGCCTTAAATCGATTAATATAAATATTCACGAAATTAAAATAGCAATATCGAAATCAAGAGGCATATTGAAATATTTAAAATTACAAGATAGAATTTTTACTACCGAAGAAAGAGTTGAGTTTCGTAAAAAATTCAACCTTGAAATCGGTATTTATAAATAAAATTATTATATTTACAACACAAAAATCCGCCAAGATTTAAAAATTTAAACTAATCCCTATTGGGTCTTTTACTTGGCGGTAAGACTTGATGGGGATTTTTATATTATGAAAAAACTTAAAATATTAGTTGGTTGCGAAGAAAGTCAGACTGTGTGTTTGGAATTCAGAAAACTTGGAATTGAAGCTTACAGTAGTGATGTTCAAGAGTGCTCAGGAGGTCATCCTGAGTGGCATATAGTAGGTGATATTTTAGACGTGAAAACTGCTGGGGCATTTAACACTCAAAATGGAGACTACGTATTTATTGATAAATGGGATTTAGCTATATTCCACCCTCCTTGTACGTATCTGTCAAATGCTGGAGCAAGATTTTTATATCCAAAAGGAATTCTGAATCAAGATCGTTATCAAAAAGGTTTAAAAGGAAAAGAACTTTTTATGCAACTTTTAGATTCACCTATAGAATTTATTTGTGTAGAGAATCCGGTTTCAAGTAAAATATTTGATTTACCAAAACATTCGCAGCAAATACAACCCTACCATTTTGGACATCCTTTTACAAAAAAAACCAGACTTTGGTTAAAAGGCTTGCCAGACTTAAAATTTACAGATATAATTGAAAATGTAGATACTTCGTATTTACCATCAAATACGGGTGGGTCAAAAAGAGGTCAGAAGTTTCAAATTAAGACAGTTAAGCCTGAAAACACTAAACTTGCAGGTAATTGGTTTAATAAAGGCGGAAAAGATCGCCAAAAAAATAGAAGTAAGACATTTTGAAGGTATTGCAAAAGCAATGGCTGAACAATGGAGTGAATTTATTTTGAAAAACAAATAAAATATATGTCTATTTGCTGGCGTAATTTCCACCACATATAAAAAGACTTGAAAATTTAACATATTAAAAAGGTGTACAATTAAATAAAAGGCGTATATTTGAATAATAATTAAAACACTTATTTATTATGATACAAGACGCACAAGATCAAATCGATTTAATTATGAAATTTAAAGACGTAAAAAATATTTACTTCTTGCAAAAAGGAATAATATCTGTAAAATTTCACAGCGAACCAAAAAGAATCCATTTCAAAACACTATTACAAGTTGTTGAGTTTGCAGAGGTAAAAGAGTAAATTATAAACGCCCTCTGAAAAGGGGGCAAAATTAAATAATATGTCAAGAAGGAAATTATTCCCGGAAGGTAAAAAAGAAAGATACCACGTAAACGTAAATGCAGACTTCAAGGAGCAGACTATTAGCGAGATAAAGCCAATCCTTGAAAAGTACCATTTGAAAGATGGAGAAACGGAATCCGAGCTTATAAAAAGAATCCAGGATATGAATTTATCCAAATGCGAAAACGAATCATTAAAAAATAAATAATTATGGGAAAGTATAAAAAACTACTCAATCGAGTAGAAAAGATAGAAAAGCATATTTCTGAAAATACGGAAGTAGTTGTTGAATTGACTGAACTTCCTGAAAAGTGGAGTATAGCTGTTACTGAAGAAAATAAAGAATATTTAAAAAAATACCTTCACAATGATGAATGTATATTTTATAATATGTTTTATAAAGTAACAATTGGTAGTTACTTCGGTTTTATGTCAGGAAACAATTGTGGTCACAGTCAAAAATATAATACAGAAGAATACACCGAAATAACTTTCGATCAATTTAAGAAATGGGTATTGAAAGAGGATGCACCGATTCAGGGCAACCCTGAAGAAGTCGGTAAATCTGCTAAAATTGAATATAGACCAAGCGGAACATTTGAAAGTATTGAAGATTTTTGCCTTGACCAACTCAAAGATAAATATTCAATAACTTTAAAAAAACCTGATATCGGCAATACCGATAACAGCTCATCGATAAGAAATATTCAGGTAAAAGTAACATCACAGGAAAAAGCTAATGAATGCATTTTTATAGCTAAGTCTTATGGAGAAGAAATCTCAGATATAGGAACCTATGCTTATGGATTATATTTTGGACACAATGGTTCAAGACACGATGGTAAATTTGGTTTTTATTATTATGATAAAAATCAAGAAGAAATATCAATGGATGAGTTTAGACATCGTTTCGCAAACAAAAAAATAAAACCTGTCGAATTCGACACCTTTCAAAAACCTGCCCTAAGTACTACTGAGGATAGCCAATCGGAATCTAAAGCAGTCGAATCTGACCACTTAAAAGAAATAGACTGGAGCAAGCAGGGGCAGTTGGTTGAAACTTCAGCTGGAACTATTTACAGAACCAATGGAAATCATAAAGATGATAAGTTTTCAGCTGTATTTATACAATCTAAAATTGATACAGGATTTAGTTTTGGAGAACGCAGAGACAATTTAAGTAAAATTTGTTTCAAACTATGCACCGAACCAATAACACTTAAAAACGAATAAGAATGGAAGAGAATAAAAATAATTTTTATGACAGTCTTTTGGATGTGTTTATTCTTATTGAAGAAAATAATAATACATCGACACAATAAGCGATTATTAAATTCCAAAAACTCTGGAAGAAAGAAACAAAAGAAGACATTGGAAAAGTAAAAGCTAATGAAGAAATGAGGAAATCATATAATTCATTTTATAATAGACAAACTATGACCACACTAATAGAAAACAAAGAAAATGTAAAACTAATTATATTGGAGAAATTATGAAATTAGAAGAACAAGTAAAAATAGTTTTTAAAAATGATGAAGGGAAAACCATAGAAATGGAGATAACTGTTAAACAATTATTAGAAAACACATCTGATGATTTCTATGAGTGGTTAGATGATTCAGAAAATTGTACATCTTCAAGCTGTAATAACGAAAGTCAAAACTTTTGTGATTGCGGTTCTCAATTTGAAGATTATAAAGTATTTGAGGTTTTATTCAACAATAAGGATTAGAGAGGTACATCAAAAAAATTAACGATTATGGAACCAATAAAAATATGCGTTGTATTTGTGGGTACTTTAAATGAGCCTCACGAGAAATGCAAAGAATGCGGGAAAGAAGAATGGCAACACGACTAAACAAAACTTGACAAAAAATTAATAATTAGCAAGAAAATGGAAAACGCAAAACAAAAAGCTATTGAAGAGGCTTATGGAGAACACTGGGAAAAAGTAAAAAATTTCGTTGACGAAAACGGGTGGGTTGATTTCAAATTGTTATTTGGAGAAACAGGAAACTCAAGAGGAATATCAGGACTAAAACTTCACACTTTAGATAATTATTCCCCTAAGTACTGTTATTGGAAGCGCCCTATAGAATTAGACGGAATAGAAGCCAACAACAATTGGATTTCTATACATTCAGAAGAGGATTTGCCTAAAGAAGATTGTGAATGTTTTCTTTATTTTAAAGATGGTAG